AGAACAGAGCCTGGTCCTGGGACATGCTCCACCCTGCCCCCCGGCACAACTAGGGAGATCATAGGTCCATTAGTAGACATAGAACCCGGGTGTCTGTACTAGCCCACCCGGTTTTTTTTATGATTTGAACGTATGTACTAGCTTGTACGTGTCCCGCGCTCGTGTGTTTTGCGTGGTCGAGATGTGCCCCTGCTCACACCACACCACTGCGTGCTGATCGCTACGGAGTCTGACAGACTGCGAGGCACACTGTGGACACCTCACGTCGTCCTCAAAGATTGGCTTAACAATGTCCATTTGCAAACCTCCTTTTATGAGATGGAGCAGGTTTGTGGTCCCTGCCCCATCCTTGGTTGTCCTACTTCCGCACGACCGCTAGCATTCCGTTCTGCTCGGTCGCGTGCTTCCCCTCCAGAAGCTTTCGCCGGGCTACCACAAAGGCTCGGTTCGGTTCTCCGCCAATAATTCCCGCTTGCGCGTACGCAGCATTCACGATCGCGACACTTCGATTGAAGTCGGCCTTGCCGTCCATGCCCAGGAGTAGCAAATCGATCTCCTTGCCATCCTTGCGCACGATGGTCGACTCGGCGACCACACTTTCGCGGGCCGCAGCCCGTGCCTTGAGGTCGGCCGCGTACATGTGAAGCTCCCATGCCTTTTGCAGGGGCTCTCCCCCCAGACCAGCGACCCAGGTCTTGAAAGCATCTGGGTTGGACGGCGCGGTAAACTGCGCCTTTACCTCCTTCTCTCGATCCTTCACCGAGATCTCGAACGTGGACTCGTGACCCTTTGTCGCTACGACTTTCCGCTCGGCCATTTTAGGCCTCCTTTGGCTAGCCGCCAGGCTTTGGCCTGGCTTGCTGCGCTAGTTAGAAGGTTAGCAGGCATTTGCAAAAAAAGCAAGTTTTTTTTCTTTTGCCATTTTGCTGCCAGCGCTGGCGTCATAATGGCCAGGTGGGGGGAACCGCACGCACTAGGCGCTGATCGTGGCTCCTAGGGCGAATACGGCCCGCAGGTGGGCTGCCTACGGCACCCCGCCCAAAACTCGGCCCTGCGCTAAAAAAAAGGCGTCTCGTGATTACTTTCACAAGCACGGGCGCTGGCAGAATATAACACGCAAAATAAAAAAGCAAATAAATTTTCTTAACGTAAAAGGCGTCTCGTGATTACTTTCACAAGCACGGGCGCCCGTTCCTATATAAGTTATGTCAATTGTATATACAATATATCTTATATAACTTATACTATGTTATATATGTATAAACATTTATATATTTGAATATTCATATATAGTAATAAAGCCAGACGACCAGGTCCCCGACGTCTCCTCGAGCCTCCCCCATTCTCCCACGAGTTTTTAAAATTCATAACCGTCGGTTTTAAGTTAGTAGTCGGTGTTTTTAAGTTAGTAGTCGGTGTTTTTAAGTTAGTAGTCGGTGTTTTTAAGTTAGTAGTCGGTGTGTTCACGTGCTGAACAACTTTATAGAAAGACGTGTTAAGTATTTGATACTACGCCATCGCATGCGTACTTAAGTATCGAAAACTTAGCATTTTTGGCGGTTTTATTACGTTTTTGAAGGCTTGCCTTTGTATCGGTGTATGCTATACTTATAGCGTGATGAGGGGAAAAGTCTAAGGATGAGTTGGGAACCGCAAAAGCTCAACGGGCGCCATCGTGAGGTATTGCGACTTCACGTCCTTGGACTCTCTGGCGTGGAGGTCGCTGCCCGCGTCAATCTTACACCTCAAGCCATTTATTGTATTTTGCGCTCACCGCTTGCACAAGCTGAGGTAGCGAAACTTCAACACAAGGCTGATGAGAAGACTATCGACGTGCCTACACGTGCAGCCTTTCAGGCTTCACTAGAAGATATTGGACGTGAAGCTGTAGACGTGAATCGTACCATCATGAAAGGTGCGAGCGAGAACAAGCTCCGTGCAAAAATCGCTCAACACTTCATGGATCGTATCGTCTTTAAGAAGGATGTCGACGATGCTGAGGTTTCCTACCGTGACATCCTCCGACAGCTTGACCAGATCGGAAAGGGCGTGACCGTCAACATTCAAAATAATGTCGTTACAGCTCCCGCCGGAAGCTGAAGCTCTCAATACGTACAGAAACTCGTTAGCGAGTTTCGCAGAAGATTGTGCGTGGACCATTGATCAGACTGACCGGTATAATCCCATCAAGAAGTGGCATAATGAAGACTATTTAGTATATTTGCTAAATTACATGAAGGACGAGTTTCTAGCTGCTGTCGTAAAACATAGACGCATGAGAGCAACCTGGGCCATGTGTCTTACTTATCTCCACGACGCAATGTTCTTTGAAGGACGCTTCAATGCTTTGGTTAGTAAGAAAGAAGAAGACTCTGACGATCTTGTGCGGCGTTGTAAGTTCATTTATGATAACATACCACGTGAGAAACTTCCTATTAAACCGAAAGCAGAATACAAATATTGCGTCTTGTCCTTTCCTGAAATCTCCTCAATTATTCATGGATTTCCTCAAGGTCCAGACCAGCTTAGACAATACACTTGCTCGCGTGTTGGGTGTGACGAGTTCGCCTATTGGCCCCAGGCACGTGCGACGTTTGTAGCGATGAAGCCAACCATTGAAGGTGGTGGTAAGATTTGTTTAGTGAGCACAAGGTGGCCTGGTTTCTTCAAAGAGATCGTTGAGGACAAAATAGAGGCCGCACGAAACGCCACGTAAGAAGAGGAAACTCAGACGTGAAAAAGCACTTAACACGATTCGTTGGCTTCGCACTCTTTTCCCTGCGCATCGCTATTGTAAGCATCCTGATTGTCCCGATAGGTGCCAACGCTACTGGTCCCGTGGTCGGTACGAATTGCGTAGCAACGTGGAGCGCAGTAACGACGAACACTGACGGAACAGCGATCGCGGGGGCCATTACTTACAATTTATATCTCGCAGCGGGAACACCAACAACACCTCCTGGAACACCTACATTAACTGGAATCACGGTTCTAACTGCTAGTCCTTGTAATTCTTTAGCGCCCGGTCAATACACATTTTGGCTGACAGCAGTTGAAACACCAACAGCAGGTGGTAGTTCAAGTGAGTCCACAAAGAGTGCTGCCTTCCCTTTTGCGCTCGTCGTACCGAACACCCCGAATGGTGTGGGAATTAAGTAGATGCCAGTAGATAGTACAAATACTGAAATTGTTGTAGGAAATTTCGTACGTTTTGTCCCTGATGACGACCCCAATCAACAAACCGCTTTAGTCGGCGTCGTTACAGGAACTCAGGCTCAGAGTATTGGTGTAATTGCGAACGTGACGTGTGCATTTCTTGACAAACAAGGTAATGGTTTTACCGACACACGTTCGTCGAATTTTCTTACAGTTGTATTGAGCATCCTATTCCTATGCGTGATCTTGTAGATGCCAATAAAGAACATACTCACCTATGCAAAAATTCATGACTCGTGGGCCGAGGCTAATGAAGGTGCCGGTGGCGCTCAAGCATCTGCTACACATGCAGCGGTCGTTAATGCACAACATGTCATTACCGTGCTGGAAGCTTCTTATAGCGATCGTACTATTACCGGACTTGTTTCAATTACACTTACTACACCTGCCGGAGCTATAACAATCAAAAAACATTGTCACGGTTATTGTGCTATTGACTTTAGTCGTGATGGACTTGTCTGTAATCCAAATACTGCTATAGTTGCAACGCTGGCAGCCGGTGGTGGTGCGGTCGTAGCTGAAATCGCTATTCTTGGCTTTAGTTTGAACCAATTACCGTCGTGATTGAATGGATACTAATTATAGAAATTCCAATATGTACAGGTATTTTGATGTGGTGGCTTCACCGAGAAATAGTAGTCCCTCAACCACCAAAGGACCCAATTTCGCTTTTCCCGCCCGTGCACGAACGTGTGAAAACACTCCTCTCTTGCGGACATCATGAAGAACCCCACGTTATTTTCCCAAGTGGTCAAACAGCTTGTAAAGACTGTTATGCGAAGAAATCTATTACTAACGCTTCTTAGTTTCTTTGTTCTCGTTGCACCTGCGTGGGGTGCGATTGCCTTCGTGCAAAACCCCACGGTGGGAACGTCCGCAGCTTCTCCGTGTGCGTCCGGCTCTGCGACGTGGACCGCGACAAACGCCATCGTCGCCGGCTTCGGCTCCTCGAATGGTGCAACAGCAGTCACAGGAATTACCGCCTCTACAGATACATTCTTCGCATTACCTGGTGCGATTAGCAATAGTAGCCCTGGTCACGAAGTCCACGTTGCTGCTGGCATAGCTGGCGGAAGCTACACACTTTCGCTAGCAGTTTCATCTGCTAGTAATATGGTGTGTGGCGGTGATGAATACTCCGGAGTATCAGGATTCGGAGTTCAAAAGAATAGCGCGCCCGCTACATTAACTAATCCGTCAATCTCATTAACTACGACAGCTCCTAATAGCTGGTGTGTCGCAATATTTTCCTCTAATGATACTAACGCATTTACAGGCGTACGCTGGTCAGGGTCGTTAACTAACACCACGACAGCGATGGCCGACAGCGGTCCTGTTACATCGGTTGGTGGCACCTGTACAGTATCAGTAACACATGTTTCAGCTTCAATTGGTATGGGTATTGTAGAGCTTCTTGCTGGTACTACACAAATTGGAAATGGTGTTCTTAGTCTAGGTGGAGGTGGTGGGCCGAACGGCTATTTGAACGGTTTTGCTAACAACCTCGATGCAGTAACGGGGACGACAGGCGCGGCGTCGAACGGCTATACTGGTGCGGTCCTTTGTTTGATTACGAATGACGCGGGGAATACCGGGAACATTCGAGGAGGTATTTACACCGACGCATCGGGACTGCCGAGCGCGCTCGTCACGAATTCAGATACCGGCTCGACCGCGTTCGGTATTCCAGCAGGCTCAGGTACGGCGAACCTTCATTGCCTGGCATTCGGCGGCTCGGTGACACTCGCGAAGTCCACGCCATTCTGGCCCACGTGGAATAACGACACGACGAATATCGCTATGCGAGTCGATTCAACAACATGTGCAGCGGGTGGAACCACTGACGAGTTTATTGCGTTTACTTATGCAGCAATGCCTGGGACCTTCGGTAGTAGCGCATCGGAGACTTGTGGTCCACATATGTGGGCGGAAATGTATGCTACGGCAGGTGGTGGCTCACGAGGGTTATTTCGTCCTGCCGAACCTGTTACAGGTGCAGGAGTTGGTGGCTCATTCTTTAGGACAACACCGCCATGAAAAAGTTTTTATTTGCTATTATTGTTACGTTAATATGGTGGACGCCCGCACATTCGCAGTTACAAATTCTCAAAGGAACTACATGCTCAAATAGTGCTCCGCGTTCCTGTCTTGTGCATCTGTTCATCCAAGATTCGTCGTCGACGGTCGGTGCAGGACTTACAGGTCTTACAAACTCTAGTGCTAACCTTGTTTGTTACTACCTACGTTCTGATCAAGGCAACGCGGGTGCAACGCAACTCTCGCTCGTTGCCGGTACATTAGGTACGTGGTCCTCAGGAGGTTTCAAAGAAAAAGACGCAACAAACGCGCCCGGTGAGTATGAGTTAGGCATTGCAACTGCAATGGTTGCAACAGGTGCTAATTCTGTGCGTCTACATTGTAAAGGCGCTACGAATATGGCGCCAGTTGTTCGCGATTTTCCACTTACGGACTATGATCCTCAGAATTCGACAAACCTTGGTCTCTCGCTCATGCCCGCTAATGCCACACAAATCAATGGTATCTCAACGAGCAGCGTAACGACGGTAAACGCTAACCAAGGGACCACACAGCCCGTGAACTTCACAGGCACGGGCGCCTCTGCCCTTGTGAAGTCCGACGTAACGGACATAGCTACCGTCGCTGTGTCCACCTCAACAGCGCAAATTGGAGTGAACGTCGTAAACATCTCAGGCTCAGTCTCCACGGGGGCTGCTGGCTCGGTCGGTATTGATTGGGCGCAGGTTGCGAACAAGACTAGCACCGTCGCATTGACCAATACGACAGTAGGTACCACGACCGCTGTGACCAACGGTGTCACAGTCAGTACGAACAACGACAAAACTGGTTATAGTTTAACGCAGGCTTTCCCCACGAATTTCTCATTACTTAATATTGACAGCAATGGTCGTGCTCGTACACAAGCTCCATTTAATAAGAACATAGCGAATAGCACGGGCCATTTATTCTTAATGACCGACTCAACAAATCACGCACCTAAAACAGGCTTGACTGTAACCTGTCAGCGGTCATTAGACTCCGCAGCTTTCGCCAATGGTACACTTGGCGCCGTAACTGAGCTATCGTCTGGATGGTACATTCTCGGTTCCTACGGAGCCGGAGACCTTAATGGTAACGAAGCAGTACTTCGGTGTACGGCGACAGGTGCTGACGACCAAGGTTGGTCACTTGAGATTTGGCCATGAACATGCTCCAATGGATTAAACAAGGTGGTCGTCGTTATGTTCAATGGACGACCCGTGGGTATTCCACAATTGGACAAGTCTGGACTAGCATAGGAAAAGCCTCCGTGCAGACTAACGTGTTTCTGTTTCTTCGTAGGAGGAGACGGTGAGCAAAGACATCAACGGAAAGCAACTCACGGTGTTGGACGTAGTCAAAAACATCGCATACAGCAAGGTGCAAGGGAACATCTCAGGAAGGTCTGGTGGTGTAGTCCTTGCACTTCAGGGGAGTTCTGCGGGACTAGCATCGTCCTTCGTGACTGTGGGTTACTTCGACGCTCAAGGAAATCCGTGGACGGATCGTATTATGTCTAATCTCTTGACTTTCGATCATCACGCGGACGGTACGACTACATAATCCAAATGGGTGAAGTTGTTCAGCAGCCGAACAGTGATGTCACAGTTGAAACTCGTCGACTAGAGAATCCTCTGCCTGGCGTTTCCGTTTGGACTAATCCGAAAAACGGATTTCGCGTTCTTGATTTAGAGTTTGTTGCTGATCCAAAAAAGCGAAATCCAGAGTGGATTGCACAACAAAAGCGTGGGATGCCTATTGCGGAGTGGGAGCGGGAGTATGGTAAAACTTGGGTTGTATACGACGGGAAGTCTGTTTATGTAGATTTCGCTACAGCACATATTGCACGAGGAAATATTATTGCGCCTCGCCGTGCAAAACTTGTTTCTGGATGGGACGGAGGTCCGACGGATCTCAATCTTGCTTGGGCTCTCGGACTGGTGTTACCGCATGAACTTGCTGTCACTATCATAGACGAGTTTATGATAGACGATGGAAATGTCAAGGACTTTGTTCAAATTGTGGGGAGTAGACTTCAACTTGAGTGGTTCAAACTTGGAGGCTTTAGTCTCCACGTTGCAGACCAAAGTGTATTTACACCAGGTGGAATTGAAAGATCTTCACTCGCTGATGAAATGCGAAAACATGGAATGTCTCCTATTCCTGGTGAAGTATCATTTGCTAAAAGACGAACTGGGGTCGATGATCTTCTCACACGATTTTATACGACCGTTGGAAATGAGCTTATACCTAGATTGAGAATTCACGAGCGTTGTCAAATGAGCATTGAGGGTATGCAGGGAGGTTACCATTATCCAAAGTCTAATGCAGGTGTAGGAGGTGAGTACAAACCGCTTCCGTTGAAAAACAAATTCAGTCACGTTCTTAACTGTATTGAATATATTTGTAGTCGGCTTGAAGTCGCTAACTATGAAATACCTTACGAGGGTAGACGTTTACCTGATATGAGTATAATATAGGAGCATAAAATGGAACGTTATATCGGAACTAAGATCGTGCTAGCTGAGCCTGCAGAAAAGAACGGTGTTGCCGGTTATACTGTAGTCTACGAAGATGGATATCGTTCATGGTCGCCACATAATGTATTTGTACGTGCTTATCGACGTATTACCGACGCAGAAGTAGATTTAATCGAAAACTATGTACTCAAAGGTGCAATTACTACAACACGAGTATGATGTTTAGTAGAAGCGTTCCTAAACCTTGGTTTACACATTTGATGCTAAACTTCCCATATCCACTAAGGTCCAAATAATGGTTCGGGCGGTTCGTCCTGATCTTTTTCATCATACTCCAAAAGCACAGAAACTTCGTAAGCTTATTCGTGATTGTATTGATTTGTCCTATCGCACTGTGAGTATGAACTTTCATGTATGGGATGACATTGAGGAACATTATAGAGCTTTCCGGCCCATAGACGAAGACGATATTGAAAGTATTCGTAAGAACAATGTTCAAAAAATTGTCGTGCCAATTCAATTTGCAACTATGCAAACTATGACTACGTTCATGATGGAAGTTTTTACAGCACTTAAACCCGTTTTACGAGTTCGCGGTGCTGATCCGACTTCAGTCCATCCTGCACGTATTATGGAACTATTATTAGATTATGATTATAGAGGAAATAGAGGTTATTTCTTCCTACAACAGTGGTTCCTGAACGCATATCGTTACGGTTATGCGCCTGCTGAGAATTCGTGGGAGACTCGTCAAGTCTTACGTAAACGTATGGGACAAAGTAAACCTGCTGGCTCGCTCATGATTGAAGGTGTAGAGTACAACGTCCCTGGTGACATGCAATATGTGAACGACTGGTTCACAACTTTTGAGGGAAACAAATGGACTTTAATAGATCCAAGAACGTGGTTTCCTGATCCTCGTGTGCCAATTTCACGTTTTCAGGACGGGCAATTCTGCGGAAGACGTACTTACATACACGACAACGATTTACGAAAAATGGAAGATTCAAGCCTCTTCTTCAATGTTGGAGAGATTCCCGAAGGTGGACGTTCCACACGTGGTGGTGCGACTAGGGACTCCGAATCAGGAATGGACGACAATCGTAGGTCTCGAATTAATCCTATGCAAGCATTAGAATTAGAGTTAACCGAAGCGCGACGTTCAAGAATGCACGTAAATGAGCAAATCATTATAGAACTTGAACCCGCAGAATATGATCTAAGTGACGAAGATAGACCACAACAGTGGCTATTTAATCTTATTGACGATGACACAATCGTAAGAGCAGAGCAGTCACCTTTCATTCGTTTCAATTTTGAAGTATTAGAGTCTTATCCTGACATGCTTGCTACCATGAGCCAGGGACTCATGGAGCTTACCGAACCCCTTTCAGATCATATGAGCTTTCTATTTAACTCTCACATGGCTAACGTGCGTAAAGCTATTAACGACATGCTTGTTGTAGACCCCTCCAAAATTGATTTAAGAGATCTTCTGGACCCGAAAGCAGGTAAAATCATAAGACTACTTCCTGCAGCTTACAACATGGATCTTGACAAGGTTGTAAAACAACTTGTTGTACAAGACATTACACAAGGTCACATTGCAGACAGTAAAATGATTATAGAGTTGTGGGAGCGCATAACAGGTGCAACTAGCGCCATGTTTGGACAAGTTGCCGGAGGCCGGCGTACAGCAGCGGAGCTACAAGGAGTGTTCAAGAGTTCTGGTAGTCGTATGAAGATGCAAGCTGATGTTTTTAGTAGTGAAGGTGTTGCGCCTTTTACCGAGCAAATGTCCATTTTACGTCAGGAAAACATGAGTGAAGAGCAATTTATTGAAATTGCAGGTGTCGCGGCGGAACGCCTTGGCGTCCAAAAGGAGCGAATTGTTGAAGGTTTTATGAAGGTTCAACGTGATCATATTCAAGGGAATTTCCATTTCCCCGCAGAAGAAGGTGTTTTGCCTCAGGATAGAGCACAGATGGCTGAAATACTCAAAGGAGTATTTGAGACAGTTGCAAAAGCACCATTTCTCACACAAGCATTCGACCCTGTTGAAATTTTTAAAGAATCTGTACGTCAGTACGGAATGCATAATATTGATGATTTCCTACGTAAAGGTGTAAAGAGCAATGTACAAATTGTACCTCCTGACGTTGTAAGAAACGGAGTTGCAAAGAAACAGCTTGCTCCTGTGGGTCGTCCCGACCAAGGCGTTCGTACAGCCGAACGTTCACTAACAACTGAAGGATTCGCAAATGGCGCTGGGCGACCTAGAGATTGATAGTGAACGCGAACAACGTCGTATGCTGGCGGACATCAAGTCCTTCGAGGATTTGCTGCGTGAAGCTGCGGGGACTCCTTGGTGGAATTGTTTTGTGGAGTCTGTTACACAACGGCGTAACGCTTTCGTCACCAATCTTTGTGAAGGTGGTCTTGACAAACCTGCTGAGGACATGCTTCGTGGGCGCATTCAAGAGGACACTTTTATTCTTGCACTGGACAACAAAGCTAAACAACTAGAGGAGGAAAAAAATGGGCGGGCACGCAGGCGAGCGGACTCCTAGAGAACTTCGCAGTGAGATGGACGCGAGCGAGATGAACGACATCATCCGTGAGCAAATGGGTGATATCGCAAAGAGTGATTCACGTGGTGATCAACGGTTAGTCAAAGGTGGTACAGCCGATGACAAAGCTGTTGAAGACTTCGCCAAAGAAGCGGAGCGAACAGGTCGTGAACCCGAGCCTCGTCCCACTCGTGAAGAGCCTCCCGCCCGTGAGCGTGAAGTTCGTGTGGAGCGTGAGGGTACAGAGCTACCTGCTGACGATCGTCTTGCAAAAGCTCTGGAAACTATCGAGACTTTGACTGGTCGTATTCAGTCATTGGAATCGTCACCACGCACTACTGCTCGTGCCGAACCAACCATCGAACTCGAAGACATCATTCCAAATGTTCGTTTGCCGAAGGACCGTAACATGTGGCCCATCAAACTTGGCAAAGAGGATGTCAAGAAGATGGGTATTGACCCTGAGATTACAGATGGTCTCAACGTCTTGGCAAACGCATTCTATCAGTTCGTTCTGGACACTATTCCTGGAATGGCAGCAGGCCAAGTCAGAACATTCCTACAAGGACGTGACAACGCCTCTGTTGCAAAGCAGACTTTCGTTTCGAAATTCAAAGATCTCGAAGGTCATGATGACCTAGTAGAGATGATCGAGACTCGTCAGGGTGGAGTGTGGGAGACGTGGAAGCATCTTCCTCGTCCAGCCTACATGGACAAGCTTGCAGAAGCTGCACGTACGCGGATAGCAACGCTTCGTGGCCAGTCCTACGCCGAGTATATGGGTAACCTCGGGGAACGTAGGCCGACACAGGGCGGTTCACGGGCGACCACAACGCCCGTCGCCGGACGCGGTTCACGTGTTCGACGCACTGGTCAGCAGGCCGAAATGGACGACCTCATCGACAACAAAGGTCGTTAGGAGCGCTAAATGCCCGCAATACTAGGACTCCGTGGAGCAGGGGACTTCACGGCAAACGAGCGTCCGCAGAATTGGCGTGAAATGATCCTTTTCCTGTTCCCCAATGGTGAAGCGCCATTGACTGGACTTATGTCCATGTTGAAGGCACAGGGAACAGACGATCCCGACTACAACTGGTGGGAGAAGCGTCTTCCTGTACAGCGTATGATCGTCACGAACGGTCCTTACGCGGCAGGTATCAACGCTAATATCACCGTGCAAGCCTCGGCTACAAATCCTGGGCTACAAGGTGGTGCCAAAGATATAGTCAAAGGCACTATCGTGATGGATGAGACGACGTTCGAGTTGCTACGAATCGACGCCGATCCTGTGTCCGACACCAACATCCCACAGGTCACACGTGGTTACGGTGCCATCGCAGCACAGATCATCAACACAGGTGACGCGTTAGTAGTCGTCGGGAACGTACACGATGAAGGTTCGAAGGCTCCGACGGCGAAAGCGTACGCACCTGTCAAGGTGACGAACTTCTGCCAGATCTTCAGGATGCCTTTGTACCTCACTCGTACAGCACGACGCACGCGTCTACGGTGGGACAACACCGGTCCTTATCGCGAAGCAAAGCGTGAAGCTCTTCAGCTTCACTCCATAGAAATGGAAAAGGCATTTCTATGGGGCAACCCGGTGGAAATCACAGGTTACAACGGGAAGCCTCAACGCATGACGGGTGGGGTGTTAAATTTCATCCTCACGAACAAAGGTTCGAGCGCGGGCGGCTCGGCAGGTACTACTGCTACATTCAACGTGAACGGACCGTTGGACGAGGACACGCTAGATGTTCTTTGCGAGAATATCTTCCGCTTCGGCACAAATGAAAAATTGTGCCTGGCAGGGTCTACTTTCCTACGTGCCATCACCACGCTCGGAAAGCGTAATGGTACGCTCAACCTAGTACCGACGGATCACGTCTACGGCATGAAGGTCATCGAGTATGTGACTGCTTACGGTAGTCTCATGCTCAAGAATCACCCGCTTCTGTCGCAACATCCTGTGTGGCGGCAGAACGCAGTCATCCTGGACCCAGGAAATCTCGTCTATCGAGATTTGGACGACACCATGTTCATCAAGAATCGTCAGGACAACGACGAGGACGCAAGCATGGACGAGTTCATGACGGAATCTGGTCTAGAGCTACACTTCGAGGAAACACACGCTTACATCGAGAACGTGACTGGAGCTCTGATCCAGTAAGTGAGGTGAGAGTATGCCGGGCAGAAGCAAGGGACGTGACGCAGCCGCACGCAACAACAAGCCTTTCAAAAAGGTGGGTGACCATAGGCTGCGTGACTGGCAGAACGAACTCGGTGGTCAAAGCGGTGCAGCGCTCTCGGACGAGTTCGAGGCATATGACCGAAACGACGAAATTCTGCACAGGAACGCGAGTGGTCACGAACTTGGGTGGGAGGGTCCGGAAGACCCTCCTGAAGGCAGGGAGTTTCAGGGTGCTCCAAGGAGAAGAGATTGAGCAAGGAAAAACCGCAACGTATGACGGGTGGAGTGTTGAACTTCATCCTTGCTAACAAGAGAACCTTCGTGGATGACTCTACAGACAACAAGGTACTAGATGAGGACACACTAGATACTCTTTGCGAGAACATCTTCCAATGGAAAGGTCCAGAAGACTCACCCGAGGAACAAAGGAGGAGAGATTGAGCAAGGGACACGGCTACCAGGGAAACACAAAGGTCGACACAGGAAGCGGTACGGAACACGGTCTTGGGTGGGCGGAAGAACATTCTTCCAAACACAAGGGAATCACTCCACAGAACTCTGTCGACAACAAATTTGCACACAAGGACGTTCCGGGTGGCGGTCAGACTGGTGAGTCTGGCAAGGGTTCCTGGATCGATGGAGAGGGACCGAATCCAGGAAGCGGACACGTAAAGGTGCCGATCAGGAAGAGCTAAACACAAAAAACCAGCTTAGGCCTCGTCGTAAGACGGAACGGCCATGAGGGCTAGATGATAAAATGGCGCAAGTTCTTAGTGGGGTCTGGCAAGGCCCGGGCGGGCTTTGTCGGACTCCTCGATCAAAGTAACGTCTCGGCAGCAGGTGTTGGCTCTGTTGCGACTGGAGCTTTAAACCTGCTGACCGCGACGTTACGTGCGAACGCATTGTACAAAAATGCAATGCGTATTCGTATTGTTGCCGAAGGTAGCTTTGCCGCCAACGGTAACAACAAAGAGATTCAGATTCAAATCGGTGGTACGGTGATCTTCGACACTGGCGTCCTAACGGACAACAACGTCCCGTGGTATCTCGAGGCGTACCTCGTGAGAACTGGATCGAAAGCTCAGTTCTCATATGGCTTCATCTTCGGTGGTACAACACTACGTGCACAAACACGCACTGCTGGTTTGGTGATCGACAACACTGTCGATCAGGTCATCAGTGTAACAGCTCTAACCGCAATCGCAAACAACGACATTCTCGCTAACGACCTCCAGGTCGAAGCGTTGACACTCTAAAGGGGGGAAGCAGGTGTTTTTCAACTTCATCCGCTCACACAAAAAGACCGTTGCTGGACTGGTCGCTGGCCTGCTTCTCGCGGGCGGTGTCGCATGGGCTCAGACAAGCGTCGAGTGGCGCGCACAAGGACTGTTGTTCAGAGTAGCAAACCCGTTCATCGCCTACGCAGGAACACTCACGTTCCAGAGTATCTCTGGAGCGTTTGTGTACGGATTCCCTGCTCCAGGCGTTCCGACATGTGGCATGGCCAACGGTCTAGGTGGTATGATCGTCGCAGCGGGTAGTTGTGGAGTCACTAACAACGCTGGGGTTTCACGTGGTAGTGACTTTGCAGCACGCATTCTGCTAGGCGCAAACAACCAGAATGCCATAGGCACACTTGGATCGGTGTTAGTAGTCACGTTTGCTAACACTTATCTCGATGTACCAGCCTGTGTCGCTATGTACGACTCACCAGGTAAGTACGGCTACTACATCTACGCAGTAACACCATCAACAACAGGTGTGTTGATCAAGCTAGGAGTTCCGGCTCCTTTCCCGTTGACACCAGCGGTCGCATCATTTAGTCCAGGTGACAACGTCAACCTCATCTGTTCGAGAACTCTATAGAATGAATAAAATCGTGTACGTGCTCATTTACGGCCTGGCGCTCCTTGGGGCTTGGGTGCAAGGTGCAGTAGAGGGGTACGTACACGGTAAATCAGATGCTCAGAATAATCTTGCACCACGTGCATTTGTTATAATGCGCCCGGGCGGGAAGTGTTATTTTGAGAATCGTGAACAACTTAGACAATTCTCTGGTCCAGCAGAAGTTGTTGTATTAGGACAATCTTTACAATGACATTTTTACAAGGCGTGAGCTTGTTTTTACTAAGTCAAGGAATATCTACGATATTTGGTGAGTCACCATTTTACAGTCTTATGCGTTCTACTTCTACATATATCATCATTGTAGGTGCTTTGGTTGCTTATCGTTATTATCACATGACACGTAATTTTGTTTTCTTCACTTGTAGTACGTTCGGAGTATTTTTATGTATCGGAAATCTATTACAAATATATAACAATGTACATCTTGAACCTGGTGTTCTATACCGTGCTAATGGATTTATGCCACATTTTAACGATTTGGCAATTGTTCCGGTGCTAGCGCCCTTTATGTTCACGTGGGGACTCGCGCCCGCGTTATTAGCAATGTTGTTGGGTGGGAGTCGTAACGCCATATTAGGTTCTATGGTCGTACTTGTATTCTCGACTTGGCGTTATCGCTGGTACTTGCTCGGAGGTATAAGCTCTGCTTTTATGTTTAGTCATATGTATCATCCTAGTGGTGGCTTTATTACACGACTGGGTCACTGGGCGCTTGCGACACAGATGTTTTGGGAGCGTCCTGACATCGGTTTTGGTCCTTACACATTTGTGGATCATTATTTCAAAGCTGTCACGACTTATGCAAAACCTTATGGTGTGCCACTTGAAATGAACTATATTCCGTGGGCTCATTCACTATATTATGAGCTTTTAAGTGAGCGTGGTATTTTTGGTTTTGTGGCAATTCTACTACCGCTAACTCTATGTTTTTGGCACCGAAATCTTGCTGCTGCAACTTCAGCTTTTTTAATAATGGGAATCTTCGATCTTACATTCCTAAAACCTTGGGTTGTCGTAGTCTACTTCTTTCTACTGCTTCTAGGACTCGCCGAAAAGGAGTATGAATGTGGGATGGTATAGGTATCTTGTTGCTTTCTTTGCTAGTTGTATTCTTGCTCTTTCGTGTTCGTTAGCTCAAGCTGACGTACTTCGTTTTGTAGGAACAGTCGCGAGCGTAACCACATCAAACGTGGTTGACGCCCGCGCGTGGCTTCCTACAAAACATCAGCTCGTTGCACTTCCTATTGGTTCGCCTGCGAGTTGTACTGTTCAATGGCAATTTTCATTGGACAACGTAAATTGGTTTTCTCTTGGCTCTGCTCAGACATGTACATCTACAATTAACACGTCTGTTGTGGATGTTCCAGTCGGATTCGTTCGTGGAAATGTTACAGCGTTAAGTGCTGCTGCGAGTGTCCAACTTTGGTATATCGGAACTCACTAAGGAGTATAAAAATGGCAGATGAAGTCGTAAAGCGTTCCGCAGCGGAAGACATCGAAACGACTGTGAAAGTTATCAAAATCACAGTCGAGGATCCTGGACTGAAAGCACGTCATCCGTTCCCTCTTGGGCGTATTCTAGAGGACTTTGTTCATCGCCTTAACGCGGATGACTATCCCGTTCTAAAATACGAGGTGGAAGATGGGGTACGACCACACGAAGAAGAAGTTGCTTCAGAAAGCATTTCACGAAGTGAAACACAACGAACCGTCGATAGTGAAAAAGACAAGAAAGAAGAAGGGTGCTAAGGCAGCAGAACGTCAAAAAACAGCGATAGCTCTAAGCAAAGCTAGGAGAGGTGACGTTTGACCTTACAGATTAATGTTCGTAAGGATGTTGAAAATAACGTCCTTAATATTTTAAATCGCGGGAGTGATCCCTCTATGACTGCTCTTGTGCAGACGTGGTTTTACACAGCACACAAAGCATTGCAAAGACTTCATAATTTTAGATGCATGGAAGCTACAAGCTTTGTTCCATTAATTGGACCAGTCGGAACAACTTTAGGAATAACTCGCTATCCTGTTCCACCTGACCTTAAAAAGTCGCGTGTAGCTTATCAGATTGATCCTTCAACTGGATTCATTGTTAGGTTTTTCGAGGAGACCTCAATTGAAACCATTCGGCAAAATCGTTGGTATACTTCGCCAAACTCACCTGAATGGCCTTTTGGCACCGACTCGGATCCGAATTTGAATCTCCCTGGACAACGACAAATCACGTCAAAGTCTTCCAAATTTGCGATATGGAATGATACTATAGAAATTGATCCTGCGCCAGGAATTACAGACAATGCAAACTACTTTCAATTAGACTACTACAGGTGGCTTTTGCCTCCTGCTGAAAATTCTTTTGACTGGTTCACGATTCATGCCTTCGATTATTTAACTTATAGAAGTTTAATAGAGTACGCACAAGCTTCCGGTGGTGATACACGACTACCTATGTGGCAGGCGCTCGTGACAAGTTCATGGAGTGAGGTAAGAAATCCTGACGTGGACGCTTCAAATTCAGGAGAGTTGGTGATGCGCGGATGAAAAAGTTACTATTACTGCTGTTGTTTACGTTAGTTAGCAATGCAGAGGCACAAGTAGGATCTTTTATTTCGCTTCCTAATACGACTTGTGCTAATGATACACGTATTACCACACCTGTAAAAGGCGAGACTGTTTGTTTCGACTCAGTAACTAATCAATGGCTGGAATGGAGTGGTAGTAGTTGGGTATCACAATTGACATCTCCGACAATTATTACACCCATGTTAACACCTAATGTCGGAATTGGTACGGGATTTAGTCCGGCAAGTGCGCTTGAAATTAAAGGTACGGGCGGGGACGCCTCACGGGAACGCATCACGGCGACTGGTGTGAACAACGCTGCCTTTCTTCGTATGTGTTCGAGTGATGGGACGTGTTACGAGCTTACGAAAGACACAGATGGCACGATCTATTTTCGCTCACTCACTGATAATAACATTAAATTTCTTATTACTTCCGGTGGCTCAGTAACCCTCGGCGCGCTTGGCTCAACGGGGCTCTCCTCGACGGGCGATCTCGGACTCGCCAATCTCAAAGCCTATCGAATGCAAGACTCGGGTGGCACATTTCGCTCTGGTATGCAGGTGGACGGTTCGAATAACCTCGACATCGGTGACGTCAACCTCGTGCCTAAGTTCTTTCCCAACAACGTGCTCGCTTGGACTATGAATACTGATGGCTCGCTCCAGAGTGCGGGTAAAGCGCAGACTTCGCTGCCGGCATCACCCAATGGCTCGATCATCTGGTGTACAGACTGTAATGCGAACTGCACCACTAATGGTGGTACTGGAATCTGGTGTAAGCGCGTTGGTGGTGCTTGGGTGAACTTCTAGTAATGGGCAACGTACTCGGAATTCTTAGTGGTCAAGCCGTCATTGGTGGAAATTTAGCGTCTATTGTTATTACGACTGGTGGTAACTTTACCTCTCCATATCAGGCTGCGATAACACCAAATTGGAACACAAAAATAGCTAGCATTGTGTATTCACCTACACAAATTACGGTCACATTTGATACTGCCTCACCAGCTTTAGGTGGAATCGTAAGTTGGATTGTAGCTGCACCTGGTGCGTCAAACGCATGGACACCTGTCACACCCGCGAGCGTTCAACCATTTTTGGACGGTCAAATAGCTATCCCACAAGATACGGGGCAAGGTGGTTTTGTTGTAAACTTCACCCCTGCTATAAATGCTTCGTACGAAGTATTCGTAACGCCAAATTGGGATACTACGGTTAAGGTGTTAGCTAAAAATAATACAAGTTTTACGGTCGCTTTTGGCACGCCCGCGCCAGCTCTGTCTAGTATAGACTGGAGGATAGAATCCCCATGAGAAAACTTCCACTTTCGTTTGTCTTAATTTTACTATTTTTTAGTGTTGCTTTTGCTACACGTGGTCTAATTATAAGTGAGCAAACTTGTACTGATATAAGTAGTCCTGAAACAGGTTTAACGTGGTGTTTTGATTCTACTAATGGAGTTATGAAACGGTGGAATGGAACTTCGTGGGTTACTGTAACATTTACAACGACTCCAATTCCTCCAAGTCAAGGTGGAACTGGCGTCGATACTTCTGCTTCAAATGGTTTACCAACTGTAAATGGAGGTTCTTGGCTCGTTAACACTATTGTAAATGGTGCTTATGCAAAAGGTGGTCCGAATAATACTATGACGTTCCAAACGACTCCAATTCCTGTTGGAGATGGTGGAACTGGACAAGGGTCGTTCGCTACAGGTTATATTAAAAGCGCGAGCGGCGTACTTAGCGCAGTTACGCCAGTGGGAACAATTGACGGTGGTACAGGTCAGAATTGGAGTGCTAGTAACGGAATTCCATTACTAACAGGAGGTGTAGCGTCGTTACAGACTACAACAAACGGCAACTACTTAAAAGGTGGTGCTGGAAATACAATAATTAATCAGACAACACCTATTCCGATAGGTGATGGTGGAAGTGGGCTTGCAACGTGGACTGCTGGCGCTTATGTCAAAGGTAACGGAGCAAGCGCGCCAACATTTCAGACTACACCTATTCCTGCAACAGATCTGGGGACTGGAACACCAAATACAGGAACTTTCCTTCGTGGTGATAATACCTGGAAGGCACCAATTTTAACTATAGGACTGGTTGGCTCAAGTAGTGGTAGTAATTATCAGACAACGAGCACAACTTTTGTAGATGTTGACAGTAGTAATTTAAAAACTACACAAACGACTACTGCAAATAGTACCATTGTCGTATGGGTCAAATACTCTTTTGTGAGTAGCACTACTGCAAATGCAGACGTCGCATTACTTGTGGATGGCGCAGCTCAAACTCAATTCCAACATATTAACAATGGAACTGCAAATCCGACTGGTATTTTTGTTAGATATACAGTATTTAGTGGTCTTTCTGCTGGCTCACACTCATTTTCGTTAGGCTGGCGTGCAGTAGATGGTGTTACACTCAACATGGCCAATCAAAGTACAGCTAGTCCTGATGTTAGTGACAATAGTGCAACAGTTAATTCGACACGTCCTGAGATAATTATACAGATAATCGGATAATGCCTAGACCAGTCAAACCTTCGCTACTTCAACTGCCACAACAACCTACTGACATCGACCACGTAGTCGGATGGGCACGTGACTTGTCTGATTCTTTAACGGACTTTTTTGGAAAAAATCTACTCGAAGCTGCTGATAGACTTTTAGATGCAAAACATCAAGTTGTTCAGCAGTTGAACGCTGGATTTACAATCACACCTATTGAGTCATTTGTACCTGTTATATCTTTGGCTAACGTGTCCTCAGATCCTGTTAACGCTATCAAAAAAGGTCGTGATGGACAATATGTTACGCTGCATAATCAGGGTAGTTTTAGTGTTACAATTTTGCATAGTGCTAATGTTGTAGGTACAGCGTCCGATATTACAATTGCACCTCTAGCTGCAATTCTAGTCATATGGCATGATTTACTACAACATTGGGTCAAAATTACATGAGTGTATTTTATCGAACTGTTATGCCATGTAACGGTGGTGTTAATTCATTTAGAAAGCCACATTTGTTAAATGACAACGAGTGGGTGACTCTAACGCAAATGCGGTCGCGTGGTGGTAGTATTGTGAACTTCCCAGGTTGGAAGCGTTTATTCGCTGGTGCAAATGTTAATTCTTTTGGTACTCTAATAGCTGAGTATGTACAAAACGATTCGACTACATTTTTACTTTTCGGCGGGAGCGGTAAAATTTATCTATTTAATAGTGTGACACAAACTATAACCGATATAAGTGGTGGGCTTGTTTTTGGTGCTACACGTGATGAGCCTTGGACTTGGATGGTTTACAATGATCAATTATATTTGATGAACAAACAGGATGGAATGTGTAAATTTAATGGTATTGGAAATATTCAACAAATAGCTTTGACACCACGGGCGCGATCCATAAATGTTTTAAACAACCATATTTGTGTATTGAATGTAGTAAATGATCCGGCAATAATGGCAAACCCAGGTGGTCCAACTACTTTTATGTGGGCAGCAGAAGCCAGTGACATAGCCTGGCTAGTTACACCGAACACAACTACAGATCAGGGTCAATTTGACTTGTCATTTACTCCTGACATCGGAATGGCACTTAATCCTCTTGGTATTGATCTCATAGCTTATAAAGAAGACTCACTTGTAGACATCGCTTTTGTAGGTGGTAACGAAGTTTTTGGTATTAGGAACGAGATTGATGGGTTCGGTATTGTCTCACCTTATGGTAGTGTGGCAGTTGAAACAGGACATTTGAATATGGGACAGGATCGTTTTTGGGGCTATCAGGGCGGTGTACAAGTCGACGATGAGATTGGGCTTCCAATTCGTGCTAACGTATTCAATAATTTACATCCCACGCTTCGTACGCGTGTACGATCCGCATACATATCCGCAACGCATGAAGCATTGTTTATGTATCCGTCACTTGCAGCAGTAACTGATCCTGACACTTGTGTTATTTACAACGATGAAGAAAAGTTGTGGTACGGTCCGTTTCCTATTGACTGTTCTATGGCATTAGGAGCTGAAAGACGTAAAACCTCTTTTACAGTACCTGAGGGAATTTTTATAAAAAGTGGTGGTAATATTGAAGAAATTGATGAGTTACAACAAGCCGATGACAGTGTAAATTTGACGCGTGTAATTGAAAGTTGTGACATAAGCCCACGTGCGGCTGCTGTAGCAGCTACTGGACAAATTATTGCACTACCTATGGGTGTTATCTGTCAGGTTAATTTTGTGTGGTTGGAAATTGAGTCAAGTTCGGGAGTTGCACAGCTTCAAGTTGGGTATAAAATGGACTTAGGAGTACCTATTGCGTTCACTCCATTTATCAACATAGATTTAACAGGCAAAAGCACTATTCAAGTTGCTGTTCCGCGCCCAATAGGTCGTTGGTATCGTATTCGACTTACAATGCCCCTGAGCACTATCTTAGTGCTTAACGGTTACCAATACGAATTCGCAATAGTGGGGATGAGATAAAATGGGTGGAAGTGGCGGCGGAACCACCACAACATCTAGTCAATCACCAGCACAACTTCTGCCACAAGCTGCACAGGGTTACAGCGCGGCGCAAGACTATTATCAGGGAATTCTAGGAAATCCACCTATTTATGGTGGTCCTCGTGTGGCGTCACAATCACCTTACACCGCAGCAGGAATTACACAGACCGGTGAAACATTAGGTGCTCCAACAGATGTACAGACTACAACAAATCAACAATTAGCTGATACAGAGAGTGGCGCATATCTAAGTGGTCCACAAGCCCAGGATGCTGTCGCTGGACTTTCGCAACCTATTTTCCAGAACTTTACACAAAGTGTCTTACCTGGCATAAGAGATCAAGCACAATTTACTGGCCAAGGCGTAAATTCAACACGTCGTGATTTAGCAACATCTAATGCAGTAAATCAATTAGGACAAGGATTAGGCGCGGGCGCTGTTGCCCCAATTTATACTTCTGAACGTGCGAATATGACTAATGCAGCGAAAATTGCACCTTCAACAATAGCTTCGGAAAACCTACGTCTAGGTGCGCTTGAGCAAGCTGGAAATCTTGAACAACAACAAGCTCAATCTGAGATAACGGCACAACAACAAGCATTTGAGGAGCCTATATTCAGACAAGGCGCTGCTGCAGGAAGTCTGTTGGGTGCAGGACAGGCTTCACCTGGAAACAATGTAACGACACAACAACAGACGTTGTCTGGAAAGCAGCAGACTAGTTCAGCAATAGGTGAGGCTGCTTCAGTTGCTACAATTGCTGCGGTGTTGCTGGCGTGAGAAAGCTATCTTACGTCTCGTTGGATAATAAACGGGATTTAGAAACGTGGTTTGACGACTTATGTGAAAGCGCCCGTGCTATGGTGCGACGCACAGGTGGTCATGGTGCGACAGCAGAAGGTATTATCAAAACCATGTTTACCATGATCGGACGTAACGACTATTATCTACTAATCTGTGTAGATGCAGAAACTCATGAGTTTTTAGGTTTTCTACACGCCATTCTTACAACTTATGACGTACCTTATTGGGTTGACTTTTTAGCTCTATACACCAAACCTGGTGTAGCAAAACAAGCCAAAAACGAAGTTTTTGAAATGTTATGTGCGTGGGCACGTTCTATGGGTGCTGTACGTATTATGACAACAGTGACAAGATCACCATTACGCTTCTACAAATGGTTTCATAAACCTTTAGGCTTCACGTTCGCGGGTGTCCTCCTGGAGGTCAAGATATGAGTCCTGAAAATCCATCGCTCTACGCAGCAGGACAACCAAACGCGCCTTTGGCGAATCCTATTTTTGGAAGTAGTAATCCTGCATTGAACGCTCCTGGCGCACCAGGAACTCAAAACTCACTAATGCAATCTATGATGTTATTGAATGCGTTGAAGAAGAATAGTGGAGGTAGTGGAGGACTCGGTTTGCTGGGCAAACTCCAAGGTCTTGGAGGTGGTGGTGGCGGTGGCGATGATACGAGTACTGGTTCGATAAGTGGGGGCGCACCCGACGCTGCTAGCGCCACAACGGGACCTTAATATGAGTGTGTTGAATAGAGGTGGAATGGGAGTTAGACCAGGTGCTCAAAGACCTGGTATGAATCGTCCTATTTTTGGTGGTGCAACACCACCAACAACACCATTTGGAGGCGGTCCTACCACAGCTAATCCACTTGTAAAACGTCTAGAGGGACAACAAACTCCACTTCCAACTGGACAACAATTTAATCCTGGAAACACAGGACAACTTCCACCTGGCGCACGAATTGCTGGCGGTAATTGGTTTGATGCACAAGGTAATTTGTTACAATTTAATCCTCAGACGGGGATATGGGGAGTCGCACCTCCGGCACCACCGCCTGCACCACCTTCGGCACCAATGCCTGCTCCAATATTTGGTGATAATGGCGGTGGTGGTGGGAGTACGGACGCACCATAATGGGTGGCAAACATACTGTCGCACCTGGAACTTACTCAGGTACAAGCACTTCCGATCAACTCTATAAGATTCTTATGCTTAAGAATCTTATGGGACAACGGAGTCTGTTAGGTGAAAAAGCGCTTGAAGATATTAACGTCAAAGAGCAAACTCAACGAACGCGTGGTATTGCAGAATCTGAAAAGCTTTATCAGACTGATGTGGAAGCCGAGAGTGGAATACCATTTAGTGAAGCGCGTCCAATTTACGCGAAGGCGGAAAGTGAGTATCCTGTTGGAAGTGAAATATCCGTCACAAGTCCAAAACGTCCAGGATTTTTCGCAAGAACTTTCAGAGGTGAGGAAGCCACACCTGGTGGGGTCTCAATTGACCCAAAGGTGCGAGAGGGACGTCAGGCACGTTTGCGAGGTCTTACTGGAGAAGCTCGAGCCGCAGCAGTTGAAGAAGCTAGAGCCAGGTATGGTGACGAATTTGCAGCAGAGATTGCGCGACGGCCAGACCTTGTTCCCTCCAGTAAACTAACGGACGTTTACGAAAAGGAGTTCAAGGCTAAGGGAGAGGCATCTAAAGCTAAGAAAGAGGAAGCAGAAGCTGGTATAAAGACGGAAGAAGCTAAGACTTATTCTACTTTTCGTTCCGCTCAAGTACGAAGAGAAGAGGCAGGCGCTTCTGCAGAAGAAACCAAAGCAAAATATGCACCTCATCTTGCTGATCTTGAGATGCAATTAAAACAAGCTCAAATTAACAAAGATGAGGCGGAGACTAATAAGATTAATCTCGAAATTAAAAAAGCACAACGTGAAGCTGCCAATGCTAAACGTATTGATGATTTACGTGATGGTTATCAAAAGGAAGTGGATCCAAATAGAAAACAAGGTATGTTACGTGAAATTGCTGTTTTGAACGGACACGAGGTTGGAGTTCTTGAGGCACGTCCGAAAGCATTGAACGAGTATGCTCGTTTGACTATGTCTACAGAAGCTAGAGAAGTAGAGGCCTCGCTTCCTGCCGCATTCAAGACCAATGACCCAACTAGAATCGCTATGGAAGTTGACCGTTACAACAGAGGTAATTTTGCAGCGGGACAAGTTATTGAGTCTACAACTACTAATCTTGTAGGTGTGGGTCGTGAAGAGGGTATTACAGGGACATCTTACAAAATGTCGCGATCGACTGTCTCAACACCTACTGCACGTATGTATATAAATGGTGATTTACAGCGTGCTGCTATGGGTAAAGGTGGTGAGTATGTTGACATTGATGGACAAGTTAAATCTGTTAGTAGTGCCCAGGCGTTGGCAAAACTAGCTGCAATAGATCAGGCTTATGTAGGAAGACCTCAGGATAATCCACGTCCTTATTTGGATTATATAAACAAGTTCCCAGCGAGTCCTGAGGTTAAGGCGCAGGCTACGGCTATAATTGAGAAATCAATTAGTGATGTTACACCTAAAATAGCACCTGAAGTACAGGATCCGGAAGCGAAGAGAATAGAGGGTATAAAGGATCCTTTTGCAAAGGACAGAGCGAGATTACAGCAAGGATATGAAAAACTAAAGAAATATGTTCCAGAAGTGCCTAGAGGTTTGGGTGGAATAGCTACAGAATGACAGGCGAAGAAGAGTTTAACGATCCATTTCAGCTCCTGAAGGCAGAAGCTGAGCCCGTCCCTGCGCAAGGTGCGAAAAGATTCGTGCAGTTAGGTGTAAAAGGTGCGACTTTAGGTTTACTTGGGCCAAAAACGCCCGCGCGTACTATTCCAGAGTCTTTAACAGAGTTCGCTGGTAGTGTACCGACCATTGCTGCTGTGTCTTCAGTCGCTGGTCCGACCGTAGGTGCGGGGCTACGGGCACTCAAGTTGCCATTGGGCGCCACTGGGGCTAGGATAGCTGCAGCAGGGCTAACAGGTGCGGCTACAGGGGCCTTAGAAGGCGCTAGGGAAGGCAAAATAGGCTCGGAAGCAGCTAAGAGCGCTGCAATTTTTGCTGCGACAGAAACGGGAATACTTGGTGTAGGAAAAGCTTTGGCGAGTCTTAAAGCTGCACCTGCAACACGTACTGTGATTGAGGATGGTCCAGGACGTGCGGCAGCGTTACAAAGTGCGACTCAACGGGCGCCAGACTTACCACCTGTACAGGCTGAACTTCCATTAGGGGAAGTTCCGGGAAAACAACAATCGTTTGACTTTTATCCCGCTCCATTCGTTAAAAGCAAGACCTTTACTAATTATCGTGATGAGTACGGTGCGCCACTTGGTCCTGACGTATTGGCTACGCAAGGTAGTGAGGAGATTCGTAAGGGCATTAAAATTGAACAAGAATTTCAAAAGACTTTACCTAGAGGTAGATTCGAAGGAGTCGAAAGCAACTATCGAAGTGCGCTCGAAAAACAACAAGCTGAATTAATCGACCAACATTTTGAAAGGGGAATTGATCCTGCAAGCGGTTTACCGACTCTAACACCTAAAACTGATCTAGGTGTTCAGGCGCTGAACAAGGCGATTTTGGAACGTCCTAGTCAACTTGAATTACCTTTGACTAATGAACAGATGAGTTTGTTAACTACTGAACCAAGTGTTAGGGCAAAATTTGACATTGAAAAGGAAAGGGCACCACTTTTAACTGGTGAGCTCGTCAAACAACCTGAAGAAGTTGTTGAAAGAATTATTGAGGCTGACCCTGTTGTTCCAGTTAACAGATTAATAAGTATAAGCGAACTTGCTCAAAGACCCACAGTACAAGAAGCAATACAAGATGTTAAAAAAGCACTAGGTGAAGCACCTGAAGACGCTCGTTTTGTGCGCTACAAGCCTGGAACGCCTAAGTCCCCGAACGTTGAAAGCATTGTTGAACATTATGCACCTTTTGCAGAACAACCGAAATTTGAGGGTCCACCTAAATTTGAAAAACCACCAGGTTTTAAAGAAAAGAATAAGTTTATTGAACAACAAAAGAAATTAGGAACCGATGTAAGTGGACTTGAGGGAAAACCACCTATTTCAGGTAGTTCCGATGTTGAAGTCTTGAACTTAGGTGACCCAACCGAAGTAGGTCCTAATGTTGCAACTTCACGTGCTAAAACTGGTATTCTCGGTTATGTACGTGTCGCACGTAAAGCGTGGGGTGACGAGTTTGGTGTTAAAGTTATTGACCCGATTTTACGTGAAAATATAAAAGTTGAGAATTTTAAAAATAAAGCTTATCGTGAAGCCTTAGATATCATTAAACCATTAGTAATTGGACCAATCGAGCAATTCAAAAATCGTCTTTGGGGATTACCTCAACACATTAGTGAGCGGTTAGAGACCTTGATACGACAAACTGACACTAATGGTCGTTACATTGGTCCTACGGGTTCTGTTACGGACGTTGAAAAAACAACTGTTGAAGGTCTAAGAAAATGGTTTAACAAATATGGCGAAAAATTCGGTGTAGATCCTGATCTATGGATCAATTACTATCGTCAATTGTTAAAGGACAGGCCCGGGGGTATTTTAAGGACTCCTATAGGCTCACCTTTAGACGAGCAGTTTCGCGCCCGTTTAAAAACCGGCAAAAATGAGGCATTCTACAATGAATTTGAGCGCAAAGGAACTATACTTCAATCTGCTCCTACTATTAGTGACTCTATCCGTTCTTTCATCAACGCAGGAACTCGTTCTACAATGCTTAAACCTTATTTGGAACTCATGGACATTCAAGCAAATAATTATTTTAATCCGAGACTTGCTAAAACACCTGTAGGTGACATTGTGATAACCAATGATAAAGTCGGATTTCAACTATGGAAGGAGTTTAAGGATACACTTCTGGGAGGTGTAACACCAACTGATGTGGCACTTACAAACTCACTTCAACGCTTTGGTAACCTCTTTGGAAAGCAAATTAGTCCGCGGGCCGCGTACCAAATTTCCCAGACTCTTTCGAGTTTGTCCTACGGTGGTGCAATGGGTTCTCCTTTGGGTGGTCGTCCTGGTACTATCATACGTCGCATTTTACATACTGTACCTTCTTTCTCTGAGTTGGGTGCTAAATTCACCATGATAGGATTAAAAGATGGAATGAAGCCTGGTCAACTTGCACGTTACCAGGAAAAGGGGTTGATAAGTTCGCCGTGGGAGAATCTCCTTAGACAGATGGACATCGCGTCTAAGACAGGTAGGGTTGTCAATGAGACGACGAAAGCCAGTTTGCAATTGTTCACCGCGATCGATCATTATATGCGTGTTGCTACGCTTGCTGGTTCAGAAGCAAAATTCAAAGATTACATCACGCGAGGTGCTTTTGAGAAACTCGGTATGCGGCGTGCACTCAAGGATGAGCTTCGACCATTGGTGGCGGCTGGCAAGACTGAAGAAGCGATGGACAGATATATGTTTGAAAACATAGCTAATTTACAATATATTTATGAACGTGCAGCACGGCCCGCGCTCATGAAAGGTGCAGTGGGTAATTTACTCAATATGTTCATGACATTTCCTCTAAATACAATGGAGTTATGGGGTACGTTTGGAAAAAGAGCTATTGAAGGTGATCCTATGCCCCTAGCTCGTCTAATGATGAGCACCGCAGGCTTAATGTGGATGGGAAGTGAGTTTTTGAATGCTGACTTGTGGAATTTTACGCTAGCTCAGGCTGCTATGCCTTACAGTTTGAGTATGGCAACTATGGGAAAGAATGCTTACAATGTAGGAACAAGTGAGGTGGAACACCTCGTAGGTGACCTATTTCAAACTGGGGAGCCTAAATTCCACAAGCAGCAACGACAAGAGGCGTGGAAACAATTTGAAAGAGACCTTTCACCGTTTACTCCTGGAGGAAACTTCTTCTGGTCCGATGTACCACATTTGACGGATGATCAGGCGTTAACGTGGTTCCTAGGATTTAGGCCAAAAGCTAGCGAGTATGATGCTATTTTGGAGCAAAGAAGACAGGAGAAACGTGCGACAAAGCCTTTAAAGGCTTATGGTGAGCAATGAGAATTGGATTTGTAGATAACTCTGGTTCACTCTTCTCGGTCGCCTGGCATGTGAAAGGAGAGGGGCATGGCGTACGGTACGTCATCCAAGAAGAAGCCGAAGAAGAAAAAGTAATCGGGGAGGGACTCGTGGAGCATACTACGCTCGACGAGTTAATCAAATGGAATCCGGACGCAATTCTGACTTACAAAAGTTCTAAGGCGGCCGAGAAGCTTACAAAAGCAAAGATTCCAAATTTCGGCTCATCACAATGGGCTGACAAACTCGAGGATGACCGACTTTACGCAGCTAACATTGTTAAGGAGTATAGCTCAGGTGTGCTTCCAGACACTCATAAGTTTAATAGTGCAGAAGAAGCTCGAGACTTCTTACATGAAAGTGGAAAAAGGCACGACTGGGTCTTCAAGGCAGATGGCGCGGGCGGCGTTGACGTGTCTACGACGCATGTTACAAAGTCAAGAGACCACTTGCTTGCTGTCCTTGATTACGAAGAGCAAAGGGGTAGCAAACGTTTCGTGTTGCAACAGAAAGTTGAAGGAGTCGAAGTCGACATCGAAGGATGGTACGACTACGAGCATGGTTGGCTCATGCCCATTAACTCGACTCTTGAACGCAAGTACCTTATGTCTGGTGATAATGGACCAATGTCTGGCTGTATGGGCAGTATCGTCTGGCCGTGGAAAGGGGACAGACCGCTTCTATTTCGTCAGACGATCGAACACCTCACACCCTTTTTAGAGAAGATAAAATACCGTGGGCCACTTAGTCAAAATAACATTATTGACTTTAAATCTCGTAAGCCTCATTGGCTTGAATTTACCCCACGACTGGGTTGGAACGCATTTGAAGCCCTCATGTATGGATATATTGGATCAATTGGTGAATTTATCGTCAACTTCGCTAAAGGACAAGCTCAACCAATGCGATTTAGAGGGTCTTACTGTGGAGCAATACGAGTGTATTGTCCGGCTGCTCCGAATATACCAGTCTTTGCGCCCCTCAGAGAAGACTCCCGTTTTTATCCTAAAGACTTGTGGAGTACAGGTGCAGACGATGAACGACAGCTTTTCACCGTAGGTTGTGAAGCACTTAATGGATTTACACCCATTTTGGAGTGTTGTGCCGTGGGTGATTCTGTCAAGGAAGTTACAAGAGAATTGTATGAAGATGTAATTCCTCAAATCGAGGTTACAGATATCACGTTTAGGGATGACATAGGAGAGCAAGCGTGCAAGGATCTTGAAATGTTGAAAAATTGGGGGTACGTCGTTGAGTAGCTTAACTGAGCGAATCGTAGAGATTCAAAGTCCTAACAAAAGCGCCCGTGCTCATAGGAGTATTGTGAATGCACTTATACTCCACGATACGGATTCCAAGACTGCTAAAGCGGCTTTGGATTGGTTCAGGGATGAGTCAAGTAAGGTGTCAAGTCATTATGTCGTCGGAAAGGATGGAACTATCTATAGATGCGTACCGGAGGCTGAAAAAGCGTGGCACGCAGGTGAAAGTTCATTGTTCGGTGAAGAGGATGTAAATGAGTTCAGTATTGGAATCGAGATCGTAAATGATGAGGCTAATGACCCTTATGTAGAGGAGCAATTAACTGCGTTGTTCGAGTTGTGTGAAGACATTATCTATAGATATAAGATTCCTATGAACAGAATTGTAGGACATCGGGACATAGCTGTCCCGCATGGACGGAAAATTGATCCAGTGAACTTTCCGTGGTTTGACTTTCTACTTACACTGGCGAGTCGCGTAACAGAAAAGGAGTTAAGTGGCGAATGAGAATCGAAAAAACAATCACACTAGGTGGAATTATAAATCTCATAGTGATTGTAACTTCTGCAATTAGTTTATATATTGGAATTGTTACACGCATTACTAATTTAGAAGTTAAAGTAGATACCATGTGGTCTGTGTTTATAAATCATCTTAACAGGTCAGAAGTACCTCTAGCTTCTGATCACTAAAAAAGAGGAGGTCCGAATGCAAGTTAGCTTCCATCCAAAAAATATCGCGCAGATCGAGTCGACCTTCACAGGTGTACTAGGCGCGGGGGCCGTAGCGTGGTGTGGTGCGACAGGAGGACACCTTTCAGATCCTAACACGTGGGTTCCAGCAGTAATCATTGCAGTTATGGGAGCATGTCTCAAAGTCTCACAAGGAGGCAACGATGAGAAAGCTGGCAGTAATCCTAGCAGTGGTCATTAGCGGATGCGCGTCGTCTGGGCAATACGACCCTGCGGTCGCACAACGTGTCGCAGCTGATGGACGCTGCGTCCTACAGCTCGCAATCGACGGAGTCTCGATCTACGGAAACCCACCTGCCGGGTCCGCAATCACGGCAGCGCATATCGTCAATACAGTCGAACACGCAACCACCATGACACAGACAGCTGCTGACGCTTGCGGACCTACGCTTCAATACGTCAACTACGACATAAAGGCGTTGAAAGCAAAAGTGGACGCCTGGAAGGCTGCACACAAACGTTGAAAGCGAGATAGAAGCGATGATAACAGCGTGGACGGCGTGGTTTCTGGGTAGTATTCTTGTATTCGCAATACTCGAATCTTACGCGCTCAAAACAGGTAGGTTAACACTATCTAGATATACCTATGACATAGGTGCTCACTGGCCTCTATTTCTGGTTCTGTGGGGAATGGTAACTGGTGGACTCGCTGTCCACTTCTTCTGGCATTGGTGTCCGCCAGGTAGCGTTAGCGGAGGTTAGCGATTTAGCTCCTCCTTGTTCAGTTTGTAACTAAAGTCGTTACCTTCTTTAGTTACTTTGATGGTGTTTTCTGTATGAAGCGAAGCTTCAAGTACCACAAGTTCGTCAAGACCTATTTTAAGCCACTTGAGAGCTGTCCGCCTGGAGGAAAATCCTCCACTCCTTCGTAATAAATCAATGAGTCGCGCTCTATTTTGAGCATAGACGTTGGTGCTAACCCAGTTGGTGACCCTGGAAAACTCTGGAAGTTGTCTCTCGATAAAAGTGATGCCACCCGCCATATGACTTTTGTCAAGAACCAAACTATCCGAACGACTAACGGAAATGAGCATGGCCACTTTGAGAGCGGTGTCATGGCATCGCTCGTAAAATGCGTCAACATGTGGGTCGCCTCCTTCTTTGTTTGAGAGAGCAAGATACCATTCTTCAAAAAAATCATAAGCCTCGGGAGTCACGGTAAATTCACCCTGCAATGTTGCAATATAACCTAAGTCATTTTTAAGTAATTCACGTTTTTCATTATCCTCGTCAGTCAACTTAGGCCAGGCTATTGCTTTTCTTTTATCTCTTGCTGTAATAAATAGCATACGTCCTGTAAGACCTGCGACCGCATCCTCCGGTAATACTTTGAGATTCCTCGGATCTGTAGCCGCAAGAAGAACAGGATACATATTTCGCAAAACCTTACGACCTTGTCCAGAAGTAATATGATTATAGTCGTCGTCACAATTGTAACCTTCAGTAAGCAACGTCGCCATGCGCGAAGCGGCATTCTTGTCATGACCAAAGAGCGTAGCCAATTCATCTGCGTGTATAAAGACGTGAGAGTCGTACATAACGCCCCCGCGCCCACCCTCTTTGACCACAGTTTTAGCACGATTCATCTCCGTTACGAGACCTTCGCTCGTCATTTTGCCTTTTAGATAGTAACCATCAGAGACAGAGTCATTAAATAGCTTCACAGCAATATTCATAGCAGAGGACTTCCTTATACGTGCGCTTTCTGCAACGATGAGCACGTACAAGTTAGGAAATAATTTGTAATAACCGCGATTAAGCCATACTTGACGTTTTAGAGACGCAGACAGTACAGTAAATCCACACCAAAGATGAAGTTTTTCCGGACTCTCTTGATTCGACGTATACTCAAGATAACTGTCGATCCAGTCTTTGAGTTTACGGGGCACATTTCTTAACCTTTCTCAGGAGGCGTTTCTAGCTCTGTACGTGCATCACCTTTTAACAAGTGAATTGCAATAGCGGATCGAATTAAATCGATCCAACGTTGCCCTTGGCATTTACAAACATAGCCTTCGTTAGTACGCTCGTTCATAGCGTCACCTACAACATAAACATTACGTTGAATTTCAAAGAGGTACTCACCACAGTTAGGACAGTTTATAGGCATTTGCCTTAATCTTACTGACATATGGCACCATAATACTCTACAACACATATCTCACGTGGACCAGTACCACCTCTAAAATCAGGATCAGAGCGAACGCTCCATAGACCTGTAATAGTACGAAAACAACCTCTGCCACCAACTTCGTCGCACTCCTTTTGAATTACATAGATACCACAACCACCTAGGAGTAACGCGGTAAGCGCGAATCCAAGTAGACCATGAAGACTTTTCGTGCACACTCTTCGCATACTTGTCTCCTTCCGTTCTTTTCTATTGTTACGAAGCTTCGATAGTCAACTACGTTATTGTAATTAATGTCTCTAACGTTGATTGCTTCACGACAGAGATCGCAAGTCATAGTCCCTTAACTCTCCCCATGAAGGTCCTACTTTGAAGTCTCTTGGGATGTCGAGTATTTCATTGTTTATAAGAAGTGGAATTGAGCCTAATTCGTCCATTCTCTTAACCGCATAGTCGATTGTAGGTTTGTCATCAGGTACAACAGCACCGATGGAGTCGTGAACTTGAAGTTGTACATCAAGACCTTGACGTCGTATGTTTTGAGGAGTCCAAATTTTGACTTCAGGGAGGTCGTCCTTGAAAACCTCGCAAACACGATACCACCATTTTATAGTCATCAATCCAATAGTAGATTGTGCATACCAAGCGTAACCTTTACGTAAAACATCTGGGTCAATCGTTCCGTATTTTATAAGATCATAGAAGCGCCGATGCCATCCTAGTGGATTCTCTAATGTATGAGTACGTGTTAGCTCCTCACGAATCCACCGATGATAATTACCTCGAATTTCGGGAAATAATGTATGATACATGTCTTGTAATATACGGGCGTACTTCACAGGTAGCCCCGTAATGAGGGAATACTTCATAACACCCATGTCATAGTTGTTTGCGTGAACTGTTCGTTTAGAAAGTTCTCTTTCCTTAGACTCTTTGGGAATTTCTTGCCAGGGACATGTCATCCATAAGCCGCTTGGCATTTGTAACTTAGAATCTTGCACAACCTTACCAATCATTTTTGCGACGTTTAGATGTACATCCTTTTTTTGCTCAAACCAAGTTTTAAGGAACGGAACCGGCCCGCGCCAAGCGACTACCATAGCCTCGGCTTGTTTGTAATCGCCGAACACCCAAACTTTTTTAGTCATAGAGTAATACGGGAGGATATTTCATACAATCAACGTCTCCGCACAAACACTCCATAAACCAAATTTTCTTGTAATATTTAATCGGGGGCAAACAGCTCCCTAGCGATGCCAAATCTAGGGACATTTTGTAAATTTGTCCCTGTTCCGAGTATCGATCGAACCGACGTGAGCCTTGCGGTGTCTGCTCCACCGAGGTTGTAGTGGGTATGCATTCGTCCATCTTCGTCTAACTCCTGATCTATGATGTCACCTTTTAAGTCTATATTATGTCGTAGGTCGATGATCCATTGTAGAACTTGGTCACCTGTTTTAGATGCGAAAAACTCTAGAGTATGTTTGTCAGTAGTAGGACGACCTGTTTTTTTATTCTTTTTTACTTGTAATCCCTTAACCGTGTAAAGCAGCTTATACATTTGAGGTGGCGAATTCACGTTAAGATGCCAACCTAGCCGATTATCAATATCCTTCTGTAAACGCTCAATATTTTTTATAATTTCCTCGTCTGCTTGTTTTCTTTTTACAGTGTCAATTTTAACACCGTACCATTCGGTACGACATGAGTGTAGAAATGGGTTCATATAATATTCTTGGTAAAAGTCCCACAAACCTTCATCATAAAGCTCAGGCTTAATATGATTAATAGCGATATCTAAAGTAACCATACCATCTTTACAATTATATTCCCAAAACTTATGGTCTCCGTACACAGGATCGTAGTTTCTTCTATCATCCTTATAATATGGAGTACGAGTGTATTGAGAGTTTATGAATGCCAAACCATGGCCAGGCTCATCAAATGTCCTTCTTAAACCGTACATATCAGGTGCTGTTCCACCAAAGTCGGGATACAAACATTGGTGTGCTGTCATAGTATCTAAAAAGGGTTTTGGTGGGTAAATACCCTGACGCCACATATAAATATACTCGAAGGCGAGATTCTGATTTATTATTTTAATTTCTGGAAGTTGGAACAAACGTCCAAGTGCTTGCCATATTGAAGATTCCTCATGTTCACTCCAATAAGGCCGACCGCCCCCACGCATAAAAGGAACACAAAGAGCTTGATCAGGGCGAAAACAAAGACAAAGACAAGCGATTTCTCCCATTCTGTCTTTTCGCCAGAACATCGTTTCGAGGTCGAAACACAAAAACTCGTGTTTTTTACACTCTTCTACATACTCTATGACTGTACGATAGGACGGTCCGGTAATAGCGTCTCTTTTAGGATAGTCAATTTCAGGAAAGCTGGACTCCTCCTTCGCTCGTACAATGTCGATGTACGCCAAAACAGGCT